CAAAAGAATGGACCTGATTAAATTTTTGTGCTAATCTAACTGACTGAAGACCAATATTTGCACCTGCATCTATAGCAACGTTAAATTTTTTAATATATTTAAAAGCAGCATCCAACGCTCCTTGTTGATACGAGCAATCAGGGAATTCTCCTACAGCATTTTTGAAGTGAGAATCAAAATCGGGAAAACTCCATCCTTTATAATTATACATCTATATTCCTTACTTTATTTTTTGTAATTTGGCTGTATTTTTAATCTTATCAGATCCCTTAGCATGAGCCATATGGGTACCAATTAATGAGTTAGTAAACGGGTGTTTATCGGTAGTAGACGCAGCATTTAAATTGCAAAATAAGTTGGGATTATCAAATAATTTTCGAATATGATCAAAAGTCCAACTGTCGTGTGTTTCGGGAAGATTTATAAATTCTCCACTGAGATATAGATCTTCCCAATCTTTTAAAAATTTTTGAGTTTCGGGTCGATCAAGATTGTACGCAACAAATCCACATTCTGAATATTTGCCTTTTCTTCCTAGATAAGAAATACATTTATCTGCAGGACAAGATTTTTTTAAAAAGTCGTTATCAATCGATTTCAATAGTATTGCATCGCAGTCAATCCATATTAACCAACCAGTTTTCTGTTGTTTAGCAGCGTGCCAAATTGCAAACGTTTTATGACAAAATTTAATAGCATTCCATTTGAATGCATTCTTTTTTCCGTTTAAGCCATTTGCTCGTACATCGTCTTTCCACTTATTAGAGAATACAAGAAGTTCAGGACAGTTTTCATAAAGGTCTATCCATTGAACTCGATTAGAAAAAGATGTATCTATTCTTGACAGTTGATGATATAATAATATAGTTTCGTTGGACGGCCAAAGTTGGTCTAATCTTCGTACGTTGTCTTTGGCAATTTCTTGCCAATACGTTTCGTTGAAACTTGTAATGATGTTATACATTTTTATTTAAAACTATCCTAAGTTCTGGTTTACCTAAATCAATTTCTACTACCTTGTAGTGTATGATTGTAGATTTATTAAAAATATTTTTTATCTTATTAAGCCACCATTCATCCGATTCTACTATAAGATGAGCATTTCTACCGTCAGGTAATAATTTTTTCGCTGGGTAACAGGCAATAATAAACCAGGCATAGTTTTTAAATAATTCTTGCATCTGTTTTAATGTTTGATCAAGAACCTCTGGTTCGATGTGTTCTATGACATCATTAGAAATAATACAGTCGTACGATTTTTCTTTAATAGTATCAAACATTGGGACTGCTGGATCAAATCCGTCTAAAGGATTTATATTAGGAAAATCTATTTTTAATTGTTCAATTAGCTTACCGGTAGAACATCCATAATCTAACAACGATTTTGGCTGATACAGTTCGATAAATTTTTTTATTTCAACATATTTGATTAACCCGCTACTAAATTTTTCTCTGCCGTGAAGTTTTTGAAGTTGTATTTTGTATTCATCTGAAATCATATTATTCTCTAGTTAACACATAATCAATAGCACTTACTTGTTCTTTAATTTTGTATCCTATATTTAATAAAAATTCTAAAGGATCGGGCATTTTGTTACTTTGTCTTTTAAGTACTCTTGGCTTATATTCTATTAACACTACTGGAGAATTTTTTTTAAAAAACTCGCTACTACCTTCTAAGAAAAATCCCTCGTGACTATCTATATCAATTTTTATAAAATCAACATTTTTAAAATCATAATGATCTAGTGTTGTTGTTTGAACAGTTTTTTGACTCATCGGTATTACTTCGTCTGAAGTACTAATCCAAGAAGAGAAAGAGGAAGCCCCCCGATATAAAGTTTTTATATCTTTAGTATTGCTTAGGGCAATATTATGAAGAGTAATGTTGTTAAATTTTTCTAAATTTTTATAGCAACATTCAAATGTTTCGGGATCAGCTTCAAATCCTATAACAGTTTTAAATTTATTGGAAATAATAGAAGTACTGTCTCCAATCCAACTTCCCACATCTATTGCAAAATCAAAGTTTTTTACATATTTCAATGATTTATTAATAGATTCGTTACAGGTCCAGTTTTCTAATTCAACATCTGCTAACACTATAGGATCTGTTTCTGTTTCAGGAACAAACCAGTTGTTTATTAGCTTCATTTACTAAATCCAACAGTTTCTCTAGAAATGTCATCATGATCAAATTCTGCCCAATATAGTTCAAAAGCGATGCAGTCAGTGACTGCTTCAAATTGATGATATTCGCCAGGAGCAACTTTCGTATACTGTCCGGCCTTAAGTAATGTCTCATCAACTAGATCATAATTATTCTTCCATACTCGTATGATCATTTCGCCTTTTTCGACAAAGAATCCATTCCATTTAAATTTGTGTTTGTGTTTTGAACACACACCACCAGCCTTGGCCTCGATTCGATGAAATTCTAATACACCGTTGGCCTCTAACAATTCTGTTTGGCCCCATATTTTACCTTGTTTCATAATATTTTACTCATATCAATTATTTCGCTCTGTCTACTTATCTCTTTTGTAAAATAGACACAGGACGGTTTGGGACCTTCGTGTAACGGCACTGACAATAAATGATTGTTTTTTAATTTAGGAAAAAACCATTTAACGTCATTGTAAAAATTTACAATTTCAATTTTACGAAAATCAATTTTAAAACTGCTAAGTGGGTTAAAACAAAATGCTTCAAATCCACGATCATTTAAACTAGTCAGTGGCAACACTTCAATGTCTGCTCCTGTTTGACTGTCACCTACTGCTATGCTCCAATCAATGGGCATGGTAATTTCATGATTGTCTATTCTCAACACCATAGCCGGACTGTTGAAACTTTCTAAGAATATCAAAGGAACAAAAAAGAAATCTGGTTCTTTTGGATCACTATTGTCCAACACTGCGAATCGCATGTCGTCATCTACTTCTTCTGGTAGATTGTTTAAATCAAACCCTTTGTTATCTAATGTTAAAATGTACATATTATTTCCAATCAATTTTTTCTTGTGTAAAAGGATACCTGGCGTCTTTATAGAATTTCTTTCTTGCAGCCAAGTGTCGCTTTGCGTATTTGCATGTACTGGTAATGTCCCATATCATGACATGGTCTTTGTCGTCTGCTTTTCTAATGCCCCGCCCAATACTTTGTATAACTCGGACAAAGCTCTTTCCGGGCTCCAAAAGAACCAGATTAAAAATACGAGGAATATTAATACCCACAGCGGCCACACCATAAGTCGCCACAATAACCTTGTTAGTGCTTGTTTTAACATCATCATATTCTTCTTTTCTATCTTTGGTTTTTACTGCGCCCGAAATAAACACACTGTCCGGCAATTCATTGACAATAAATTTTCCAGAATCGATGCGATTTACCAGCACCAGTGTGTTGCCAGATTCGGCAATTTTCTTAATCAGGTTACTGATATAAATCATACGGTCTTCGTCAGTGACTAGATAACTTAATTCTTCTGCATAAGATCTAAACTCAGGCAAATCTAACAGTTGAACCACATTGACATGACAGTTAGACAACACACCCTTTTCCTGTAATTCGTGTGCCTGTATACGATGCACTACTGGACCAAGGCTGGCAAAGATTGCTTGACTTTCAAAGTCTTCCTTAGGAATAGTTCCGGTCAATCCCCAACGTATAGGAGCATTACAAAAATTCTGAGTGAGCAAATTTTTCAATACCTCGGCCTTGGCCATGTGTACTTCATCAACCATTACAGTTTTCACTCCGTCGAGAAATTCAGCAAGAGTAAGGATTTCTCGTTCGGCATTTTTACTTTTTTTATCTAAAATATTTAAACTTTGCCAAGTGCAGATCGTGTGTGTTTTTCCCAGTTCTTTACGATCGCCGTAATATACTCCAACATCTAATCCACAATTGATAAAATCTTCTTCAGTTTGCTCCACAAGACTTTTATTTGGCACAATACAGATAGTTCTGCCAAATGATTCGCAACATTTGGCCAAAGTGGCAGTGATAATAGTTTTGCCAAATCCGGTGGCAATTTCTTGTAGGCATTGTGGATTTTCTAAAAATTTACTGACTACTTCGACTTGGTCGTCTCGCAAACGAATTGGTTGCCCTGCAAATCTATGTCCCACAGGCCAGCACAGTTCTCCCCAAAAATCTTCTTTTATTACAGGAAATGAAATATTTATAGGTGTTCTTAAATCTTCAACTTCGCTGACTTCAACATTGCTGTCTTCGAGAATTTGCAATACTTTTTCTAATTGATTCACATAGCCATTCCCGCCTAACCCGAACAAGGTTGTGGTACCGTCCCATCGGCCAAGACGATACCGTGGCATGAATTTAGCATAGGGAATTTCGTATTTGAACGAGTTACTAAGTTTTCGTCTCATTTCTAAACTGAGACCTTCTATCTTGATATTAACTTCGTCTTTGATAATTAATTTACACAATTTCTTTTATAGCCTCTGTTAAGGGTTTCTTGTCTTGATGAAAAATAACTAGGTCACAACTCTTGGTATATAGGTTCACCCGATTGGAACCGAACACCGATGACATCACTATCACACTGCGTGGGTGCCACTGCATTTTTAGCAAAAATTTAGGAATTTTCCAGTTGGTAATACCTACTATGGCTGTATTATTATTTAATGGTTTGTTATAGGCCATTTGGTTGACCATCTCATTAAAAGGTTTGCCATCTTTATCGTTATCATATCTAAAATAAATTCCAACTGGATCAACGATGTTGTTGACAGTTAATGCAGTATTGAGTTTTTCCAGAATTTTCATGGATTTTTCAATGTTGTTGTCAAAGATTATCAACGTAGGAAATCTTTGCAATTTTTGCAACGCACTGACAATTTCGGTCAATGAAAAATCTGTAGGACTAATGTAAACTTGTGATGTTGGTCTAACAGCAATTTTTTCTTCTAGTGACACCGCTGGTGTTTTTTGGAAAAAACTGTCAAAAATTTCATATTGAAACTTGATTTTTCGGTCCTCTAACAAAATATTAGTTTTGTCTAAAGTGCCAATGTCGTTCACTACTGAATTTTTCAAATATTCAGATCCGTTGACATCAATATAGATTTGATCATGATTTGGAGTTTTTAAGATATTGTCAATTTCTTGGTAAACTTCCAAAATTTCAGGTGAAATGTCAAAATTATGACCAGACACCAGATTGACCAAACTGTATAAATCTTTTTCACAATACACTATTTGCCATACATTATTTTTGATCCTGATCAACGGATTTGTTAAACTTCGCTTCTTTAACTCGTCTAGATTTTTTGACAACGACTTGTTGTGATTGAAGCCCAATTCCAACAAATATCGGTCTTGACTTGGTGACTTGATCAAATGTAGATATTTGAAATATTCAATGGTTCTAAATTCATGACTCCATACAGGATTTTCCAATAGTCCGTGAAGGCTTGGAAAATGTTGATGATTGTCTTTGAAAATTTTCAACGCAAGATCGGCCTGGCGCTGTGTGAGATATACATTGTGTGCGATCTGTTTGGACAGACTGCTTAGAATTTCATCATTTCGACGATGTATTTCTCGCAACGTTCTTTTTTGATAATATTCATTAAGGATTTGATCTATAGCATGCGTCATAGTACAATTATACACATCTAAAAATATTTTGTCAACTGATAAATGCATTAAATATCAATATAATATATTTTTACTATGACCCGAACAATATCAGTAGTTACCACGTTCCATAAAAAAGGTTATGAAGACTATGGATCAAAAATGATTGATACATTTTTAGCCAATTGGCCAAAAACTGTCAAATTATTTGTCTATGCAGAAAACTGCCAAGTAACCCAGTCGGCAGAAAATCTCACAGTGTTTGATCTACATCAAGTATCTGAAAAATTGATGTGTTTTAAAAACAAATGGCGGAACGAGCCCAAAGCCAACGGTGACATTCGCAATGTGCCTCGATTATCCAATCGAAAAGACAGTCATAAACCATTTAAATGGGACGCTGTGAGATTTAGTCACAAAGTCTATTCAATTTTTCACTGTGCAACAGTATGCGATACTGATCTGTTGTTGTGGATGGATGCCGATATGATATGCCACAGCAGTATCAGCCATCAACAGATAGACGGCATGTGTAACCCAGATGCAGATTTGTGTTTTTTAGGACGTAAAGGTAAATTTTCAGAATGTGGATTATATTCTATGAATTTAACATCGTCTGCAACTCAACTGTTCTTAGAAAAGTTTCAATGGATGTATGATCATGCCGAGGACGGTATTTTTTTACAACAAGAATGGCATGACAGTTTTATTTTTGATGTTGTTAGAACACAAATTCAGTTGAAAGAAGTTGATTGGAGTAGTCATCTCATAACAGGAGAAGGTCATCCGTTGATCAACAGCATTTGGGGTGCTTATCTTGATCATCTCAAGGGAAAAAGAAAAGAATACGGTAAAAGTCTAACCACTGACTTAACAATACAAAGAACAGAAGGATATTGGAAATGAAACAAACTCACGGTTTTTGGTTTCCTGACTACGACACTCATTTTCCTAGATTGTTAACAAAAAGTTTAAAAAATGACGGAGTAGCACGTTATCAATGGCGTGCAAGAGACACTGCTGTTGCGGCTTGTGAAAAGAAAAGAATATGCATTGATATAGGAGCCAACGTAGGACTATGGAGTTGCGATTTAGTCAAACATTTTGATCAGGTAATTGCCTTTGAACCAGTACAAGAATTTATTGACTGCTTTGAAAAAAATGTAGTTGCAACAAATTACACCATGCATCGTATGGCACTGGGCAGAACTGAATCTTTTATCAACATGAACATTGTTCAAGGTAATACTGGACACAGTCATATCAACAAAAAATCATTTGGCCAAGGTGCTATTCCTTTGAAAACTCTAGACAGTTTTAATTTTACAAATATCGATATGATAAAAATCGATGTTGAAGGTTTTGAAGAAGAAATACTAGCAGGCGCTATGGAAACTATCAAATTAAATAAACCAATACTGGTCATTGAACAACAGAAACACGAGTATCAAGATGATATGATAGATACTCCTGCTATTAAGATTTTACAAAGTTGGGGCTACACCGTTGTTGCACAGATCAGCAAAGATTGGGTTTTAAAATGCTGAGTCTTTCTCGCATAAATTGCCAACCTGCGCCTGATTCAATTTCTTCGTCATTCCAGTGACTTTGGCTTAGTCTGTTGATCCATTGTTCTCGATCATGCAATTCTGGTGTTGTAATCATTGACAAATCTGTATTGCATATTGGCCATGTCTGACTTTGCTGAGGTATAGGGTCAGTAACAA